TTGGACGTGCCTGTGGGCGCGTTGGGTTAACAAGACCTGCGGCGATTGCATCATCCATGCTCATGACGTTGGACGGGGCGACAGTCACGCCGCTTGATGGGCCATATGTCATGCCGTCTTGGCTGGGCATCTCAGATGGGCGAACCGCCGAACCGGGATCCATCGGTATTTGTGACATTGGCATCTCGCCACCACGAACCGCCGAACCGGGATCCATCATATCTGGGTTCATCTGGTCCATCAAGGATACAGCCTGATTAGCCAGTGTTTTTCTAGCTTCTGGTGCTAGTTTATAGCCTTGCATAAGAGCTGATTCTAATGATTGGAGCTTAGTATACATATTGGCCAGTGGGCCATCTGGACCTTCACCCTCACGAACAGGCGAAGCTGGATCAAGCATTTGCAGAAGTGAACTTACAAGTTTAGCATCTTCTGCTGGGCCGGGGTTACTTGGGTTAAGCTCACCATCACGAACCGCTGAATTTGGGTCCATATTCATTCCTTCAGCCATTATAGCCTCCTATGTTTTTTCTATGCTTACGCTATTTCTAACTATTCCGCTACCATTTTCAGACCGGGCAGCTCAGACATTGGGATGAGAATGCCTGTTTGGTCTTGATAGTAGTCAACACCGTCCTTGGTAACTCTTTGCAGATCCATATCAACCACATTACCTGACGCATACCGACGAAGCCAATATGGCATCCCGAACCCAGACCCACCCTTGTAGTAGCGGCTGTAAACATCCTTAGCTTTTTGTGATGCATAAACCACTTGGGCTGGGGCTTCATCATTTTGCTCTGACCCAACATTCAGCGAGCCATAGCTGGCCTGAGACGCAGGTTTAGGGGCTTTGGGATTGGGGTTGTATCTGATTAAAGCGTCACCCTCTTTGTCCCTGTAGCCAATATAATTGTTTTCCTTATCATATTCAGGGATTGACCCAGCCTGAATAGCATCTAGTTGGGCGTCTATGCTTTCCTGCCTGCGGTCAATGCCGGGGTTAATCGCCATGCCGCCAAGGCCGGGGATGGGAGAAAGCGCGTCCAATGCAAAAGATCCAAAGTAAGCCCCTTGGCTGGGCGGCTTAGTCCTAAGTAGTCTCTGACGTGCCAAAGCAGTCGTAAACTCTTGGTTAGACATATTGCCTTGCACTATTGGGGCGTTGTTGCTGAAGTCATCAGCCACGCCATAGATGCGATCTTTATATCCAGCATCGTTAATGGTGAACCCACCGCCAGTTAGATCCTGATAGACGCCGGGTCTGATCTCAGTAAGCAAATTACCACCATAGTATTTTGCATTGTCAAACGGGGTTAGCAAATTGGCAAGCCCCTCCCTGCCTGTGTTTTTAGTTGTAAATTTGTTAACCTCTTCTTGGGTGAATGTTCTAGGTTTGTATTTGCTTTCTTTTATGTCCTGTGTGCCATATTCAGTGGCTCCTACAGCGTCTCCAAACCGACCAAAGTAATCACCAAGAGCGCCAAAATTACCCACGCCATCAGCACCGCCACCTGTGAAAAACGAAGTGCTGTCAGTCTCTGGTTTTGGGTCAGGAATCGTGGTTTCCTCAGTCGTGGGTGCTGTGTAGTTGTTCACCACGTTAGGATTATCGAACCCAGTTACCGTGTCGGAACTTCCCGTAAGACCTTTATTGACGCCCGTGTAAGTTCTGGTGAGCGCATTTGTGCCGGGGGCTACCTCCCACTCAAAGCCATCTCCAGCGTACTCACCTGTATTTGATACTGCGCCAATATTGTTGGCAGTGGAACCCGTATTGACAGGGGACGTTGTATTGCCAGAAGTATTGCCAGTATTGCCAGTATTGCCAGTATTGCCAGTATTGCCAGTATTGCCAGTATTCACAGAAGTATTGCCAGTATAACCGTCAGCAGTGACAGCCTTAACATTCTTGCCGCCAATATTAACTGTCTTGCCACCGTAACCCGCGTCAATAGCATCGTAATAAGTATTAAACGTGGGGATTGTTGGAGCCGTATTCACAACAGGGGTAGTCACAACGGGGGTAGTCACAACGGGGTTTACATATGCTGACGTATTATTATTATTAGTCACAACAGGGGCCACATATGCAGGCGTATTATTTTTTGGGCTGTTATAAGTGTCTGTCTTCGCCTTGCCGCCACTCTTAATTTCTGACCAAGTATCTGACCAAAAGCCATAAACTGGAATGCCGTCTGGACCGGGGATACCTGCACCGCCCATATCACGCAGCGCCTGCTCTTCCTGCGGATTGATATACGCCAGCATGTGTGGCTGGTTCATAAGCTCTGCCTGACGTGGCGCACCGGAAACAACATTCTCCAACGCACCCATGCCTGCGTCTGGATAAACAGGTTCAGGTTGAGGCAAGGCCATCATGTTTTGAGGCATTTGGTTTTTCTGCACAATCGCGTTTACGCGGTCCATAAAAGTATTCATCACGCCCTCATAGGTGGTTGTTGCATTGGTGGCTGTTGTGGCTGCGGCTGCGGCTGTGGCGGCTGTTGTGGCATCATCGCCTCTGTGATCGCGCCCAGCGCACCGGGTTCACCCCCACCCATGCGCCGCTTGATCTCCATCACCTTGTCGATCAGGTACTTATTCATGTCCATTGGTGGCTGGCCCTGCGGCCCACCCTGCGGCTGTGGCGGTCCACCTTGGGGCGCACCCTCTTGTGGCAACCCGCCAAAGGCAGATGGATCGACTGGAGGTAGATTATAGTATTGTGGGGGGTACATTTTTCATCATCTCCATCTGGATCTTAGCTGCATTCTTCTCACGCTCTAGCTGCAAGTCTGCCTCCAGCTTCATGATCTTAGCCTGCATGTCTTGCTGCGCCTTGGCTGCGTCGATCTCCATGTCCTGACGCGCTTCAGCCTGCTTGATCTCAATGCCAGATTTTGCCTTGGCTTGGTCAGCTTCGATCTGGGCCGTTGTACGGGCCTTCAGAGCCTCTGTCTCAAGCTGCGCGAGCTGCTGTGCATATTGCAGTGGATTGCCCTGCTGTTGGCCACCCTGTCCGCCCATGCCTGCCAGTGCTTGGATCTGCTTCATCTGGGGAGCTGCCGCCACAACTTGAGCCGCGCGCTGGCTGATCAGAAGATCCATCTGCGGATCTACAGCATCAAACCTGAAGTCTGGGTCTTTGAAGTTTGGCATTGGCGGCAATTCCATCTGGATGCTTGCCTCCATGCGCTGACGATACAGAAGCGCGATATGCTCTGCGATGTGGGCGATCAAAATGGGCTGCATCTGCTTCGCGCCGGGGTTTCCAGCCAAGGACGGATCTTGCAGGAACTGCATGTGAACCGCGATGTGGGCCTCATGATCTTGCTCTGGAAACGCGCGGATTGGCTTGCCATAAAGAACGCTCATGTTCTCATCGATTACGTCCATCTGAACTGCGTCTTCTGGCTTCTTTAGGATCTCATCAATGTTGGGTATGCGGATCGCCTCATACATACGCTTATACGCTTGGTATAGGTCATGAAGCTGCGGAGCTGATCGCGCCATTTCCAAGACAGCTTGAGCCTGCGCGATGCGCTGGGCTGTCGAGAAGATGTTAGGATCAGACACTGGAACAATGTCAATCCGATCATCAAAGTCGGTACGATAGATAATCTCCGCAGCTCCAGCCTGCGAAAAGCTGAACTCATCGGGGAGATTCTCAGCGTTCAGCGCCGCAAGAAGTTTGAACTCTTGACCCTGCGCGTAGTGCAGGCGCTTGTGGATTGCGCTAAACGCCTTCGATCCCTGCTCAATCAGGGCGACAGTCGTGCCGACTGGGGCGTTTGGATTTGCGTCACCGATATTAAGATCTGCCGTGCTGGCAAAACGCTGCCCCGCATCGACCATAAAGCCAAGCAGGTTAAACAGCGATCCTGACGGCTCCTTGAATGGCAGCGGCATGATGGCCTTGTTAACGTCATCAACGGTGCTGTCGAGATCCACAAATTCACCGGGGCTGATCTGCATGTCGCCGCCAGCAACACGGCCACGCAGCTTAAAGCCACCCTGCATGTTGGAGAATGCGGCACTGTCGAGCAATGCGCGCAGCGATCCTGTCGCCGCTTTGCCCAAGCCACCGATCATGTGGTACAGACCAAAGCCATAGAAGCCTAGACCGGGCAGGAACTTATAGCTCACAAACCAGTCGCGGCGTTTCTTCATCTCATCGTCTTGCTTCCAGTTGCGGCGGATGGCCACCACGTTCTGGTTTTCATAGTCGATTGTGATCACATATGGGATGGCGACTGCGTTGTCATCATCATCGCCGTCATCCATTTCCTCGCCGTCAATGCCGTCGAACAGGTCATAGACGTGCATCTCAAGCAGTGTCATCACGTCATCGTTGCTGTCATCGGACTGATCGACGCCTTCGATCTCACCGATCACATCGCCTGACGGATCTAGGCCATCGCCGCCGCCGTACTTAGTCGGCAGGTAGTATCCGTTTTTAACGTAGCGATTGAAGTCGTTCTTCGGCATTTGAATGACGTGGGTGTAGCGGGGTGACGTGTAGAGGTCTTTGCTCTCTGGAGCCACCACAAAGTCTTCGGCCTTCACAAAGTCGGAACACTGACGATCAAGGTTTGGGTTCCACCAGACTTTCTTGAACGTGTGACCGACCAGCGGAAGGTGGAATAGCATCTGATCCAGATCAGGGAAATATTCGGGCATTTCCTGCGTGATTTGGTAGTTCATGTATTCGCGGACGCGGCGACCCTGATCTTCGAGCTTTTCGTCTGGGCTGCCGATGATGACCGACTTGACCGGGCCACCTGACGGATACAGCTCTGCGATTGCCTTGGCATTGAACTGTGTGGCGGCTTCAGCGATCAGCGGGTGAACCACGACTGACAAGCCTCGCGTGGCGCGTTCATCTTCACCTTCAGACAGACCGCCATCAGGGTCTAGGGTCTTCAGGCCATCCTTGTAGCGTTCTTCCCACTCAGCACGGGCTGCGCGGTCATTCTCGTAAAAGCTGACCAGCTCTTGTGCTTTTCGGGCTAATTCTTTTTCGTCGATTATTTCGGCTAGGTTGATGTCGAACTCAGCATCATCGACTTCGTCCATCATGTCCAGCTCTGGATCTCCAATTAGCACATCGCCATCGGCAAGCTCTTCGATCATGAGTTCGTCGGCTGGAGCGCCTTCGGCAAACGGGATAATATTTTCTAGTTCAGCCATAAAGGGTCATCCTTTGTTTTTCTACTGGTTCATCATCTTCTGGGTCTTCGCTATGCCCAACGAACCAACCTTTTCGTAATCTTAACCACGATTGGGTGCAACTGTCCACTATATCGTCATTGGGATGTGACGGGAAGGCAGCACATATATCTATTAAATCTTTAGCCCATTTTCTGTTTGATGGGTAGAAAATTCTTCCGTCTTCCAACATTGCGCTCGAAGCGTGGGCGCGCGCCACCTTATCACGGTCAGGGGAATATGCCAATACGGGGACGCCAGCCATGCGGAGATCCTGCAAGAGAGACTGGCCTGACGCCTTCTTCTCAATCAGAACTGCGTCTGGCTCCCAGAGATCGTATGATTCCTGTGCGATCCTGCGGAGGTCTGGATAGCTGACCTTGTCGTACCACGCCTCCAGCACGATGGCGCACATGACGCCCTGATGGCGAAAGACGCCCCAAGTGGTGCGCGCGCTAAAGCTGGAGCTTTCCTTGGCCTCAAAGGCTGTGTCCCACGATTGCAGGACATATTCGATATTGTTTGGCATGTCCTCGCTTTCCCACGGAACCCACCACGATGCCTTGAGGATACCACCGCCCTTGGGGCTTGGCCGCTGCTGTAGCTGCCCAGCGGCTGCGTAGGAGCCAAGAGAACGCTCTAGGGTTGTCAGGGTGTGTTCATCGATCCTTTCGGGCCAGAGAAGCTCACCCTCCTTGGTGCGTGGATCTGTGAAGCCCAGAAATGACTTGCTTGGAGTTGGGTGGCCGATTTCGTATCGCGCTGGGATACATAAGTGGTTCCACTCATCGCCAAGTTGATTTTTCAAGACGTGGCCTGTGAGGTCTTGTTCGTGCAATCTTTGCATGATGAGAATGAAGGATCCGGTACTTGGATCGTTAAGGCGTGTCTGCATGGCTTGATCCCACCACTCTAGGACGCCCTCACGCACCTTGGCGCTGTCGGCTTCGACACTGTTATGCGGATCGTCAATTACGATCAGATCGCCACCATCCCCAGTCAAAGCACCATTGACACTGGTGGCAATGCGGTAGCCAGTCTTGTCGTTCTCAAAACGCTGCTTTTGGTTTTGATCGTCGGTCAGCTTAAACTTTTCACCGAAATGAGTTCTGTACCACGGGCTATCGATCAGCCTTCGGCACTTGGTGCTGTCTCTGATCGACAGGGAGCTTGCGTATGATGCGTAGAGGAACTTCTTTGACGGTTGCGTGGCCCAAGTCCATGCAGGCAGCAAAACAGCCACTGACAGCGACTTCATGTGTCGAGGTGGCACGTTAATGATCAGGCGCTTGATATCGCCATTAACTACGGCTTGGAGGTGATCGCTGATTGCGTCGATGTGCCAGTTGTTTTTGAACTCAACGCCCGGTTCAATCGTCGGCCATGCTGCTTTCGTAAACTCCCTCAATGATCTCCGGTACTTTTCCGCCCTGACTTCCTCCAGCGTTAGGCTGTTCAAAAATTGTTGCAATTGCGCTGAGTTGGTCATCGCTAATCCTCGTAATATCTATGACGTGCTTTTGTTCAACTGTTGTTGCGACTTCTTTTTTATCCACCCAGCCTGCGCGGTTTTTGAGGTAGAAGATGATGGCCACGTTATCCTTGTTTACAGTGGCATTTTCAAAGAGCGCGTTGGTCACAGCGCCAATCCCCCTAGCCTCCCCCTTTTTTATAGTGTCCGAAAATTCCGAATATTCGGCCTGATAAAGCTGGA